ATGCATAATTAAAAGCTGATTGATCTCCCCATTCTCTAATTCCATTAATATCTTTCCAATTAGATATTTCTGAAAGTCTATTTTCTATTTGTTTATCTGATCCTACATTTATAAATATAGCGCCAGGCTTTCCTTCATCAATAAATCTTTTATATGCTTTTGCGTCATAAGTAGTTGTAGTATTAAACTCAGGCATATATTCTGATTTTTGATAGAAAGTTTTATGATAAGATATTACATTAGCATTTCCTTTTTCACCTTCTTTAATATTTCTTGCTACAGCAACGCCTTTAGCATTAGCATTAGGCCAACCTATTTGTAAAGCTCTTATCATAGTTCCTGTTGAAACTGCACAATAAAATTCTGTAGGTTCACCATAAATCAATCGATGATTTTCGCACATGTTTATTAATCCTGCAGTAACTTCAGGAGTATTTGCTAACCCAAAAGGTAAAGCAATACCATTAAATTTTTCTGCCCAGTCGCGAATCCAGGAATTTAAACAAGGCATAGCTGGAATCTTAACGAATCTTAAATCACAATTTTTATAAGCTAAAACAACAGCTTGGTGAGGTGTTACTTGTTTTGATGCTGCTGCAAAAAATACTGTCTTTTTATTGTATATTTCTGAAAGCATTGCAATAGCTTCAGCAGCATGGCCTACTCTTGGAGCAGCATAACCTAAAAGGTCTGAATCCATTTGAGCAATAAACTTTTCTGCCCCGTAAGCTTTTAGTCCACATGGACCTTTAGCAAAGTCTAAAATAAAAATATCATCTCTTTCAGGAGATGAGTAAAATTCAGGCATAGGAAGTTTTGATTTAAAGCTTCCGTAAAGATCTAAATAATATTCTTTATTTAAACTTTTTATATCAAAAACCCAATCTTTATTTTTATTTGAGTTAGTTATTTCATACATTTTAATTCCAATTATAAATTGATCGATAATATTTAGGAGCTATATGCACAGATGAGTGTAATTCCATTATTTCTTTTGCGTATTCATCTCCAGGCATTACATACCATTCTTTAGGCGGTTTTATAAGGTCAAAGTCAAAACAATAATCGCTAAGATATTTTATAAAGTCAAATGTAAATTTTAATCTTTCCCATCTTGCTCCATAAAAATTTTGTCCTTCGAATTGTCCTGTTTTAGGTAATTTTCTCAATTCATGTTCTATAGGGACAGGAGCACAAACTTTTATAGGAATATTATAAAAGTTCTGCCATTTAACTATTTCTTTAGCATACAAATCAGCAAACTCTTTTGCAGTAAATGTTTTTAATCTTAACAAATGGAATCTTATATCAATTGATCCTAAGCATAAGGTTATTTCTTTCACATTTTTAGGCTTATTTTGATAATGTAAAAATGAATCTAATCCAGATTTACAAATTACACTATATAATGTTTTTCCATTTAATCTTGTAATTGCTTGATCTTTAGTTGAAAATGCTAGCGTATGGCTATCACCTATAATCCATTTATCTAAGTTAAGTGATTCCATTGGAAGATATTTTGCTTTATTCAATATCTTTTCAAATTTTTCTAAGAAGTCAAAATTAACCATTTCTGAAGTTGTTTTTGCACCAATTCGTTTTTCTATTTGAGAAATATAATTACAATCTTTTATTCTCCAATCTAAAGAAAATAATTTAGCTTCATTATCTACTGCATCCATTAAATTATAGCAATTTGAAACTATATCATCATTGAATCCTCCAAATAAGTTCAAAGATCCATGAAAATTAACCCCATGGTCAATATAAATGTTTTCATAGCCTAATAAATCAGTTTCTTTTGTTGCTATGTCAGCATCTAGTCTTTGCGCCCACATAAGTGCCCATCCTCTAATATGGCTTTTTTCAGATTTAGGAATTGGAGTAAAAGGATTAAAAATTATAGATTTTTTCATTTTATTTTTATTAATTTATTAGATCGAAATGTCTAGGGTAAATATGAAGAGTTGCAGCATTCCAAAATAAATGCCCAAAACGTAAATGTTTATAAGTCTTCTTTAATTGTTTATATGCTAAGTCATGAACAAAATGATGCCAATAAGAATCGTTCTTATAACCAAATATTGCATCATTGCTTCTCATATAAACATGATAATACAAGCGATCATCTCTTATCATTAATTGAACACTGTATGTGCACATAAAGTCATTCATACCGTCTTTAACAGAATCTGCATGCATATATGGGCGAATATAAATCATAGTTGCTTGCCTTGACAGTTTAGCACTTTCTAATTTTGCTATTGCATTTTCAAATTGGCTTCCATTTTCTTCTGAAAATATACACCAACCATAATTAGAATTTATAAATCCATCTTTTGTTGCAACTTCTTTCCATATAGAAGGAATTTTACCTTCTATATCATTTATATTTCTACTTTGACTTAAATACCATTTTACTTCTGATTTAGCATATTTTTCATTTAATTCTCCAAATATTACTAAATCATTAGAAATAAACGAAGCATTTAATATTTCATAAGTTCCATTATCAGAAAGTAATTTATTTTCTTTAAGTCTTATAAATTCTTTTCTTATATGTTCTACATTATATCGTTCCATTATTTTAAAGTACTTATATTAGACAAATTTATTCCGAATTCTTTATCTTTTAAAAACTCTTCTAAAAGTTTTGCATAACCTACTATATCATGGATATTATCAATATAATTAGGATCACCACAAACACATCTTGCTATCTTATGAAATATCATGTGGAAAGCTTCAATATGTTCTTCTTCTAATAAATCATAATTAGGTGCCTGTTTTAATACATTACAAAGCCGTTGTGTTATTTTAGCATTGTGTTCAAAAGATCCATATTTAGATCCTCTTTCTTTTAACGTTTTATCTATATTATTTGTCATTTTCAATTTTAATTGCTTGTCTTAATTTGTATATTAGGCTATAAATCGTTTCTAATGCTTTTTGTCCTAATTTTTTATCCTTATAACCTCTATTATTATCTATATCTATTTCTCTTTGGACTAATTTTAAAGCCATTCGCCTTTCCGCTTCTGTTAGCTTTATATTATATACTTTATTTGTCATTTTCAATTTTATTTAGTTTATTTTCAGAGGTTAATTTTTCTATTGGATCATTAATAAATTCAAATAATGTCATTTGTTTAGGCTTATCTTCAACTAAATCGCTCAAGTCAGGAGCAGTCCAACCTTTAGGTTTAACTAAATCTAATTGGAATGATCCACGTTTTTGATTTTGCCCTATTTCTTTTTGGCAATTAGCAATCATAACTCTTTCAAAAGCTTCTTCAAAAACTTCAAGCATACCTTGTCTTTCAGCAGTTCCGAAAGCAAATACAACAAGATCGACTAAAGCATCTAATTGATCTTCTTTAGTTTCAGCTTCTTTGTATTCGTCCAATTCTTCTTGCATTGCACAAATTCTAAACTTTTTTTCTTCATCAGAAAATTTTACTTTTTCTGAAGTTATACCAAATTTGGTATGCATTTCTTTAACTAATTTTAACATTGTATTCATTTTAAATTATAATTCAATTAATAAGTCTTTGTAAAGTTCTCTCATATCTTCTTCGTTAACTACTTTTTGAAGATCTCTTTTACGAAGTTTAATAACTTCTTTCATAGCTTTAACATCGTAACCTGCATTTCCTGCAGCTTCAAATGATTCTCTAATTTCTGTGTTTAAATTATCTTTTTCAAGTAAAAGAGATTCGATATGTTCGACCCTATTTTTAAGATCTTGTTTAGTTTCATTTGTAATTGTATTATTTATCATTTTATTTTAAATTAAAGGTTAATAATTTATATATTATTAAACATAGTTTTTTATTTGTAAACTATATTTTAGTAAAAATTTTAAATTATAATTCAGTAATTCCAAGATCGTCTAAAATCGACATCGATTCTTCAATATATCGATCATAGTCAATATCTTTTGGGAATTCACAATTCAAATCCATAATTGGCCTAGATCCTTCAGATTTTGCCACTTTAGGAAATGTTCCTGTTTTATTAGGCTTTTTATATTTAATAATATCTCCATCGGTTGAATAAATCCATCTTACAACACGGCCTAAATATGTGTCTTTATAAGTTGCTCCTCCTGTTACACTTCTTACATGCAAAAATTCTTTTAAATCTTTACAGTTTCTAATAGTTTCAGAAATAGGAATATTATCAACTAAAAGTTTTATTACTGCATTTATAATAATTGTTGCTTGAGGATTCTTTTGAAGTGAATCAAGAGTAAATATACCTTTTCCTTTATAACCATAATCAGTTATCGCTAAATAATTATTAACATCTCTTGAGTAAAGCGCTTTATATCTAGTTTCCTCTAAAACAAAGCCTGTAGTTAGCTCCCAATCAAAACAAATAGAATCATATCTTTCATATTGTTCTTTATTTAATAATGACACAAAACCATCTGTATTAGATGAAATTACTGAAATATCATTATTTTCTAATTCTTCAATAAGCATTAATAAAGAAAGTTGCCCAGTTAATGTTACAGCGATCATTAAGTCAGGTGAATATAAAGCTGAGTATTTGCTTCCTAATTTGCCAAATGATCCATTAATAACGATCTTTAGTGATTCGTTTACTATCTTGTTACCTTCTTTTTTAGCCTTAAGCCTTTCTTCTACAATTTCTCTATATACATCTAAAAAAGGTGTTCCTAAATGTCTTTGATAAAG